TGACAGGGTGGTGATAAACGTGTCGGCAACAGGAGCAATCGGCTCCAGAGACAGGCTAACCATCATGTAGGCCCCATCGCCCACTGGCATCGGTTCGCGAACGGAATAGGCTGCGCCGTTGACTTGCAGCAGGTCGCCGTAGCGAAGGGCTTGAAACTTTTCAGAAGGTAGATTATGCAGAACATAATCAGTGCTAATTGCATTGCCGTCTGCAATTAACTGCGCATTTTCTTCAAGTAACGCATTATCAGAAATGGCGCCCCAGATCACTGGGACGCTGCCAAGGTGCCGGTTGACGGCACGGGCCAGCAGGTTGTGACGGCTGGCCCAACTCATCAGACCAGCAACACGTTGACCGCGGTAGCCGCCTGGTTGGCGGCAGCCATGGCGTAGCCCACCAGCTTGCGGGTACCGGAGCTGTCAGAGCCGGACACACTGCCGGAGCTGAAGTACACCGGGCCGCCAGCAGTGCAGGCATCCGCAGAAGCTGCGGTCAATTTGGGCAGGGTGAAGATACCCTTGCGGCAGAGAATGCCATTGGCGCCGTTGGCGATGTCGGTGACGGCGACACCGTGGAGTGAGCCGAACTGCACGAGATCGCCGGAGGCGATGGTGGCGCCTGCCGTGATCTCGATGTAGTCGCCCAGCTGAACTTGGTTCTTCATGGGTTGGGTTCCTTAGGGGCTAGAGATAGAGAATTGATCAGGCGCCAGCGGAGCGGACGAACCCCCGGTAGTCGCTGAGGGTGCAGCCGAAATCCATCCGCACCAACAGCTCAACGCCGTCAGGATCGCGCCTCTCGGTGGTCGTGATCGTCGGACCAGCCTCGCCAGCGAGGTAGCCGTAGGTGATCATCTCGACCCGGTTGGGTGCGCTGGTCAGGTACCAGAAGGCGGTACTGTCGTCGGAAAGACGAGGCTCGACGATCAGCTGCACACCGGAGGCAAACGGGTTGGGGCCGCTGCTGCCGGTCAGACTGGTGGGCGCGTAGCCGGTGGGGAACAGGAACTGCAGGGCGGTGGTCTCCAACTCGGGCGGCACCACCAGGAAGGCGGGCGCCAGGTTGAGACGGTTGCCAGCCAGATCGGTCTGCTTGCGCAGCTTCACCTTTGCGGCATCCATGCCGGCAATGCCGATCACGGAGGTGCCACCGCTGATGGTGTTGTTGTGACTGGAGTGGAACAGGGCCTGGCCATCGAGGCTGACGGTGCCACCAGAGGCGCCGGTGGTCAGCATCTCCCACACCAGGTTCGACTCCAGCAGCCGGCAGCCGCGGCCGAGCAACTCGGGAACCCGCTCGAGAGAATCCAGGTCGTCATTGATGATCGCCTGACGGGTGACCGCGATGCGCTTGCCGTAGGTGGCAAGGTTCCAGGTGGCCTTGCCTTCGGTCAGGGTGCCGCTCTTGTACTCGCCACCTTCAAGGATCTTCTCAGGGACGATCTGACCGGCGATCTGCAGATCGGTGACCTGTTTGAAGTCGGGCAGGTTGCGCTGACGGGCCAGTGGTCCCCATGTTTGCGGCTCTTCTGCATAGGCAGCAAGCAACGTCTTGTTGGCGACGTTGGCAAACAGGCTCGGGAAGTCGCTGGTGCTGTGGAAGGCGCGGCTGACAAGCTGGTTCTTGCTCATCCCCAGGGTGTCAACACCGCGAGAATTGAGATACGACCGGCACATCTCAAGGCAGGTCATTTGATAGGCCTGCCGGCCCTCATCGGTGGGGGCGTTGACAAGGCCCGCCCGACGCTCCAACTCGGAGTTGAACGCACGCACCAGGGTCTCGCCGCTATCGCGGGTAACCTGGATGCGGGCCGGATGGCCAGCGGTGGTAGGCGCCGCGGCCTCAATGGTTCGCTGGTGCTCCCTCACCACGGCGATCATGGCCTCAGTTTCGGGCCGGTCTTTGGTCTCGGTGAGGATGCGGGTGATGGTCGCTTCGTCCAGGCGGGCATGGCTGGCGGCTCGCCGAACGTTGAGCTCCCGGCGCTCATCGGAAACAGAGCGCTTCAGCTCAGTTACCAGCTCGGCCTGTGGCTCCGGCGTGGCAGCAGGTGCCACGGGAGGCACGGCAGCTGCCTGGGCTTCAGTGGTCACCGGGTCACCCCCGGCCTGTTCGTTGTCGGTCACGGAGGGTTCTCCAAAGGTGGTACTGCCGCGCATCACGGCGTGCGTGTCCTGGCCAGCAGCAACCAGACTGACCAGCATTGGCTCCCAGTCGGTCGCCAGCATCCGCCCGCCCTGCGAAACCAAGGGCTTGTGAATCTTGGCGTCAACGGAAAACCGAGCAGATCCAGTCCGCAGGCGCGGCAGCGCGATTGCCATCGCATCCTCAGGACCATCAACGACAACATTTCCCACAAGCTGGGTTGCGCCGTTGCCAGATCGCTCAAGCGCTAGGTCTGTGACTGCGCCCCAAACCGTTTTGGATGTGCGGCTGTGGTCGTAGTCGGTCGGAATCGGTCGAGCGGGCCAACGGATTGCCTCAGGGTTGTGGGATAGGACTATCCCATCGCCTACATCAGCGTCGCTAGAGATGACAATTCGCGCAGTTCGCGTTTCTTCATTCCAGCTGTTTGGCGCTAGGAGCGCCATCCGTTGCAGTTGCTGTGCCATGGTTTCAGGCTAGTGATTGTTGGTGGCTACGGCCTGCTCCAAAATGTCGATGACTTCGACGGGGCCGGCAGTGTAATTGATTCCATCCAATGGAGAACCTGCAGGCAGCTGCGCCTGTCGCGTGTTGCCCGTGGTTCCGCTTGCGCCATCGCTGGACAGGGCCAGGCCAGCCGCGCGGGCACGGGCCATATCGGCTCCCAACTCCTCGATCACCAGCTCAGGGACATAGCCCAGCATCCGATGGAGCTCAGATAGAGACATAACGCCAGCCTTGATTGCGTCGATATAGGCCGGCAGTTCTCGGGCTGGATCAATCAGCCACGTCACCGGCGGGGTCCATTCAAACCGCGAGCTTCCCCGACCCATGCCGGCGACAGCGACTGCTTCGCGATACCAGCCGGCAAGGGGCAGTAGAAACTGAGGGATGATGATTGACCACCGCCAGCGTGCGACAGCACGACGCATCTCAACCCAGCCCATCCGGCCACTGGAGAAGTTCACCTGTGACAGATCACCGGTCAGCGCTTCATAGGTGATCTCATAGGCTTGCGCTACGCTGAGCAAGTGGTATTTCTGCACAGATACAAAATCGGCAGAGCTTGGCGGTTGAGCAAACGTGATCCGTTTACCGGGCGGCAAGATCTCAATAGCGCCAGGCTCAAGCGCATCTAGTAAAGCATTGCCCATCTGTTTTTAGGTTTGGGTCAACTTCTGTATCCTCAAGAAACGCCATGAAACAAGCCGCCAGCTTGTCCTTCAACAGCTGGGCTGAGTCGCGATCGCTGATGTCACGCAGCTTGAGCAGAGCGCTTACACCAAACGGGACACCTGTAGCTTGGCCGGGCCGGCGCACATCATAGATGTGGCAGATCTCAGACTTTGGTACAAAGTCCGAACCAAGGCGAGCATTACGCCAGTCGCTTTCGCCAGGGTGGTAGCGGCGAATCCAATAGCCCTCTAATCGTCCATCGTCAGAGTATTGTTTACCAAATTTGATCCTTGCTCCATCATCTTTTGTGATGTCCAGCCAATCAGGCTCCAGCACCTGCAGCTGTAACGGCGGCAAGCCTCGATTTAACAGCTCCGGAACAATCCTCCTACGAACAAGGCAGCTACCCCTAACGGCTACCGTGCGAGCAATCAGCGCCTGTTTTGCATAGAGATTACCCAGCTCGTCCCAGTCGCAATCGAGAGACTCAGACCACTCTCGCCAACCCTCCTGATAGCGACGGCTTGAGCCAGCTCCAACAGGTCGACCGATGATGCCATCACCAACCCAGTTGCTCACCACCACAGAGATCGCCTTGCTCGCCCACGGGTCGGAATCGACCAGATCCTGATGGCGGGCGATGATCCGCTGCAGCGACAGCCGCATGTCGGAGTTTGGCCCCTTGCTGTCGGCCAACCAGTTGTCAGTACGGCGCGATACCCTGGCAGCCTCAAACGCCCGAAGGTGCGTTTTAGCCATCTCCACCTGAGCGGCTTTCAGTGCCCTCTCGAGCTGGGCGGCAGTGCGTGCCATCAAGCCCTCCGAAAGCTAGCCAGGATTCTCAAGGGTCTCCTGGTACTGGGCTCCAGTTGATCGGCCATGGCACGCTCAAGCTTTCGCATATCGTCTAGGTTGCGATATGAAACAGTCCGACCGTTGGCAGAGACGCTAGTCACACCCTCGGCAATCGCGGCGCGTAGGTCGTCTAGCTGGGCTTGCGTGTATGCCATGGTGACAGGCTACTGAGTTAGGTAGGTGGATTTGCGACGCTGGATCTGCGTTGTCTGCAGAGGCTCCTTCAGCTGCGCCTCCAGTTGATCCCACATTGTCGCCCGGTTGTATCGCCGGGCCACCAGCTGCAGGGCCGCGTAGGCGTAGCGGGTGCAGTCGCCGCCCTCGTCGTGCTCGCCTTGCGGAAGGAACCATTCGTACTGGGTAAACCCTTTCACCATCCGGGGTCGGCGCTTCCACGGAAACAACTCCGCCAGAAACTGATCAGTTGAGGCCTCGCCCAGGTGCAGGTATCCCGGACCCGGTGTGTCGCTCCGTAGGCGGCCCTGCAGGTGCGCCATGCTGGTGTCGGTGCCGATCGGATACAGCAGCACCGAATGCCGTTGGATCGCCTGATTTTTGCGGTTGATGTCTACG